TATGAGTCTCCTGATGGTGGGAAGACTGTTACCAAACGCCGTCCTGGATCCCTTGAGAAAACTGTAGTCAAAGCAGATGGATACAGTACATCTGAACGCAAACATTGGATTCTTCCTGTTGAAGAAGTCAGAGATGAAGACACTGGTGAAGATGAATACTGCATTGCATTCCCTGACGATCTGTTGGAAGCGGCAAACCTCAAAGAAGGTGACACTATAGAGTGGGTTGATCGTGGTGATGGTTCTTATGAAATGCGTAAGGTTACCCAACCTCTTCAAATGAATGAGTGCTGATGTATACGATTAAACTTTTAGCCCCCTTTGTCGCAGCACTGTGTCTCGAAGGAGCCACTACTGGACAGGGGGATTTTTGTGTGGTTGACTCTCCCAAATCTAATGTGTTAAAATATTATGAACCTGGAAAGTCCTGTTATAAGAACGGAACTTTCTATCAAAAATGTGAAAACAGTCCCCCCGTTGAATACTAATGGCACTATCTGAATCAGTTGAAACTAGTTTGAAAGAAGCAGAAGCATCTTTGCGTAATGCTCTTGCATATGCTGCTCGTCAAGAGAAACCATTTATCGCAAAACATATTGCCGATATGATTATGCAGATTGATAATCTTATCAGTGCTGATGCTTTGATTGATAAGATCGAAAATCGTAAAGATGGAGACTCTGGTCTCTTTGGAACGTTCTTTGGTTGACTAATTGTAAAGGATTTGTAACCCAAATCTAAAAACAAAATAAAGTATCCTAGATATTACAGATGATTGTGTTAGAATACGAACATAATCAAGGAGGAACATGACCCTACCAGCACAAGCACAGAAACTTACTGAAAGAGAACTGGAAAGTATTCAAATTGCTCTAAAAGATTCTGGTATTCGTGCCATCCATCCAGAAAAGATGGAAGCGTTTGCACAAAACATGGTAGAGAGACTCCGAGAAAGTAATCCTAATCTGTAAACAAAATGAATCTAGAAGAAAAAGTAGATCTACTAATGAAACAAGTAGAAGTTCTTCGAGAAGATTTGAGTTGTTTGCAACTTCAAATTGACTTAATTTCAGATAGAGTGTATGATTATACCAGTGAGTATGATATAGAACTCTAAATACTTCCAAATACAAAATTTAATAATGAATTTTATTATCTATTCCAAACCAGAATGTCCTTACTGTTATAAAGTAAAAACAGTTTTAGAACTTTGTGGACAAAAGTATACTTTGTATACTTTGAATGAAAATTTTACAAAAGAAGAATTTTATTCTAAGTTTGGAAGTGGTTCTACTTTCCCTCAGGTAATAGTTGACGACAAACATTTAGGTGGTTGTACTGATACTATTGAGTATCTAAAAAAACTTGCTATTGTTTGATCGTGAGCAAGGGTAAGGAACTCCACATAAATAGAGGTGTGGAATTATTGTTACGAAAAAGGAGGAGAAAACCTGAAGAACCAAAAACTTTTGAGTTTAGTTTTGGTAAGATGGTTTCTCTCTTCCGAAGAGAGATTCACATTAACTTAAACTTCTCATTTGATATAAAAAAGAAGTAAATCTCTCGGAGGAAGGGTTATGACTACCCCTATAGTTGCCATATTTTGCATGGTATCTCTAATGTTCTTAATGATTGGTGGAATTATTGGATGGTTATGGAAAGAACATTTGGTATTCAACACTCCGCAACAAGTTTTTGCTCATCCAGAAATGTTTGATGAGAATGGACACATTATTCCAGACGAAGTAATTGCAGTACGATTTGAAAACAGTTATGACGACTACGACGAAGAAGACGACGACTAGGAAAAGAACAACTACTCCTAGAACTAAAGCACAACCAACTGTGGAAAAAATTGAATTGAATGCCAATTCATTTGTTCATGAGATTTTTTCTGCAGTTGATTCTGAAAAAACTAAGGCAAAAAAAGTAGAGATTTTGCAGAAGTATTCTTCTGAGAATCATCTGAAAGCTCTTTTAATTTGGAACTTTGATGAAAGTGTTCAAAGTGCTCTTCCCGATGGTGTAGTTCCATATCAACCATTGACTGAAGAAGCAACTGGAAAAGCTGGAAAGACTGGTTTGCCTCCACACTCTACCCTCAGAAAAGAGTGGACAAAACTTTATAATTTTGTGAAAGGTGGTAACGACTCTATGAATAAACTTCGTAAAGAAACGATGTTTATTAATATCCTGGAGTCTCTTCATCCAGAAGAAGCTGAAATTCTTTGTCTGGTCAAAGATAAAAAACTTGAAACAAAATATAAAATTACCAAAGAACTTACTCAGGAAGCGTATCCTGATATTCAGTGGGGGAATCGTTCCTGATGGGAAAGGGTATTAACATTATTCATGTAAATTGTGATCCATCTATTGCTGACGATAAGAGTCTTCCCAGGGACTCTTATCTAGTCACTTATGCAGATAATAATGACGAACGATGCGATGTCGTTCAGGGACTGAGAAGTGACATTTTTGATCATTACTGGGACAAATATCGTGATGTTAGAGGTATGGAATGGACAGAAGGAACAGTGAATCCGAAGATGTGGGGTTACACGCCAACGGAAAAGAAGAAAAAGAAGTAGTTTCTGGAGATCTTAATATTGAAATGAATCTTGATGGTATCAAAGATATCAGAAGACAATATAAAAAGATCAAAAGATACATGCGATCTTCAATATATACTATTGCAATGATGGATGGTACTGAAAAAAAAGTATCTCGTCTAATTGAGGACTCGGAGGATAATCCTACTTAAATGGGTAAACACTATTTGCTCAACCTTTATGGTTGTCCATTTGATAGATTGGACAACTATAGATTTCTTGTAGATTTATTGGAAAATGCAGCAGCCGCTAGTGGTGCAACTGTTGTTCAAACAATTTATAAAAAGTTTGATCCACAAGGAGTTACTGTACTATGTCTGTTGTCTGAGAGTCATATCAGTATACATACTTGGCCAGAAAAGGGAGAGGCTGCAGTAGATATCTTCACTTGTGGTGATTGTCAACCTAAAGTTGGATGTGATGTGATTATTCATCAAATTAATGCATCCGATCATACATTAAGTTATATCGAACGTTGATATAATTTACTCTAAATATTCTTAGTACGAGAGGTACACATGCTTTCTGCTCAGTATCGCCTTCGCCTTGAAGGCATCTGTAAAAAGATTGCTTTAAGAGAGAACGTTGATTTGTCCGACATGATTTGGGCAGAAAAACTTGCAAAAGCCAATACTTCTGCTCGTGAAATCTTAAAAAAGGCAAGACGCCAAGCTGCGAATCCTGATATGCAGGAAGGTAGTATGGACGATTTCATGAATAAGATGGGATTGGGTGATCCCGACCCATCTAATTACAGAACTGGTTTTGACTCTGCTGATGACATAGTAGACTGGTTCAATCGTGATAAACCCGATGATTGGAGACAACGTGACTGATAAACTTACAGCAGTAATTTATTCTGATGGAAGTCAAGAATGTGAACGTATGAGTATGCTTCTTCGTTCTCTTGGCGGTGAATTTCATGAATACCTTTTAGGTGTAGATTTTAGTGATAAACAATTCCGTATGGAGTTTGGTAGTGAAGCAACTTACCCACAAGTTTCATTGGGTAGTGAACATATTGGTAGTATGAAAGAGTCTCTTCAGTATATGAAGGATAGGGGAATATTCGAATGACATACGACGAGTTTGTTAGTAAAAGTCCAGAATACTATATGGATATGGTACGTCTGATTGATATTAAACAAAAACATCGTATGTCTCTAACAGAGGATGAAAAGGAGATAAGTGACCTCATTTTAGAAGTTCAAGAAAATAATAAGTTGAATGAGCTAAGAAATAGATTCGAAAAGTGTTGGGAGGTCGATGAATGAAACAATCACTAATCCTTGTTGCTTGCTTTTTACCGCTTGCTGTAATATGGTTAGTGATGAAGTTGTCTTTATGGTTGTCCTCTAGCGTATCAGAAGTCAATTATGTCAGAGAAGAATCCAGAAAACCACATGGACCCTATTTGGCAAACCCGTATGAAGACGTTGATGAAGAGGAAGAGGAATATGGAGATCGCACAGACTATAGATGAAGCACTTTGGGAGTATTACTTTGAAAAAGGACTTCCTGTACCTAACTGGAAAAGAGATAAAGATCCTCAGTGGTGGGTAGATTATTTGTCAGAACTTGACAATGAAGATCAGAACCCCCTATAATACCTAGCATATACACTATTATTATGGACTACAAACCTTACTCTCCAGAGTGGCATAGAAAAAGATATCTAAAAGAAGCCCTGGATAAGTACCTTGATGATTATGTAGAGAATGAAGTAATTCTTGAAGATATTCTTGACATTCTTGCTGAAAGGTCTGAGTCTGCATATCAAGAATTTACTAAGATCAATCAATTGGAATCAATGATTGATTCTAAATAATAATGCAGTCTAGGGCACACAACCCACACAGAGGGTTCCAATGTATCGGGAACCACATCTTCAAAAAAAATCAGATGAATGCGCTGCACTTTGGAGGGATTGGTTTAGACTAAAACAAAAAAAGCATTAGGTGCTGATATCGCTAGAAAAAAGTGGTGTCAGTGTGCTGATGAACTTGGTGAACTGATAAGTCAGGAAGTCAAAACAAACCCCAGGTATATCGGTGTAGAATTGTTTCCAGGAAAGAAAAAACCGCCTAGATAGACTAGTTGCAAATACCTAATGAAATTCTTTTTTGCACTTCTAGCTACAATGTTTTTTGCACTTCCTGCATGGGCTGTAGATGTCCAAATGGGTGCGAATGGCAACCTAGTATTCGAACCCGCTGAGGTATCAATCAATGCTGGAGAATCTGTTCATTTTGTTAACAATATGCTACCACCACATAATGTTGTGGTGGATGGTCATCCTG